TGCCGGAGGTCTTGTTCCGCACGAAGGGCGGATTCTTGTCCGTCGGGACCTCAACGGGCACCGGGACATCTTCTACCTTCGGCTTGGCCGAATCTGGAAGGGAGGCTCGGTTGGAATCCAGGGCTTCAACCTGCTTGCGCAGGTCGGCGACTCGCTGGGACATGTCCAACGCAATGCCGTGGTTAGACAGAGCGTAGGCGCGCAGCGCGTCCTTGGTCATCGACTCGATGTTGGGGCCAGCCATGTTCGGTTCTCCTGTAGCGGCTGTTGTCGAACGGGTCCATAAGAGTCCTAGCACGAAATGTAGGCACCGATGGGTCCGATGCCTACATTTCGTGTCACTACGGCGCCAACTTCTCGATGAGACGGATGTTCAAGCAAGAAGCGGACGGGAAGTAGACGATGTCCAGACTGCCGTCGGTCTCGATGTGCCAGTCTGCGCCAACCGAGGCCGGCAGAACCAGAACGGCGCCTTCGATGGCCTCGCCGTTCAGGAAGGTGGCGCGGACGCGGTCGGCGACTTCGATGAGAGTGGGGTCAGCCATATGTGCGGTCTCCGGGTTGTTGAATCCCCGGGCGGCCGGTTAGACCGCCCGGGGACTCAGTGGCTTACGCCGGGGTCAGGTTCAACTGAACACCAGCAGTCGGGTGGACGACCTTGTAGCCGTACACCTTGAGACCGCGGATGCCGTCACCGAAGGTCGACTCCAGACGAACGGTCTCCGTCTTGACGAACTTCGAGGCGAAGGTGGCGAACTTCTTGTGCCCCGCGAGGCAGTTGTAGACGCCAGTGTTCACCGCGAGCATGTTCGACTGATAGACGTCGAACCGGTCGATGCGACCCACCATGCCCGTACGGAGGGGCGACTGGCCGTCACCGGTCAGGTAAGCCTGACGCAGTTCCGACTTCTTCAGCAGTTCGATTGCCCACGGGGGCAGAACGATGAAGCGGTCGCTGTCCGGGATGTTGGCCTCATCGAGCCGGCGAGCCGCCAGCAGGATGTCGTTCAGGATGGTCGAAGACGAGCAGGCCGCGTCCGTCACATCCGTCAGCGTCGAAGCGCCGGGGATGTTGGCCAGAACGTCGGTCTCGACGGCGATTCGCATGGCTTCGGCGGCATCCTTCGACGCCTCGTTCCAGTACGAAATGTCGGCGAGCGACTTCATCACGTCGTCCACCTTGAAGGCGTACGACTTGGCCTTGTCGATGACCAGTTCGAGGCTCGAACCGGCCAGTTCGGCGTAGGACACGGTGCCAGCGTAGGTGGACACCGTCACGGCCGGAACCGTGCGGATGGTCACCTTGGAACCAGGACCCTGAATCTCGCCCTGGTAGTCGGTGTTGGTGATGTTCGGAAGAACGGAGCCGGCGTAGAACTTCAACTGCATCTTCTTGGAGAAGATTTCAGTGTTGAAGGCACCGAGCGACGTCGGAATCCAGCCAGTGCCGCCGACGTCAAAGGTACTAGGAAGTGCAGTCATGTGGGCGCTACCTCACGAAATGGGTTGGAGTTAGCGGATGCGCCCCTCGACAAGTGCTTGGTCCAGTTCCGCTTCCAACTTGGCGTACTCCGCCACGGTGAGAGCGTTGATTTCGGCACGAGTCCAGATGCGCTTTCCGCCCTTCGGCGCCTCTCGTCCCCTTGGCAACTGCGGCTCGGCAACAGCGCGAGCCTTGTCAGCGCCAGGAGTACCGTTAGGCCCCTGTCTTGGTGCGAGTCCCATGTCCTGCTTGTACCGAGTTAGCAGTTCAATGACTTCGTCGGGTGTCCCGGTCTGGGCAACGCCTTGCCACATAGGGGACTGCCTTTCGAGCCAGCCGGCGAAGTCATCCGTGGACGCAACTTCGCGGAAGTCCGGGTGGACCTCGGCGATGCGTGCGGTATGAACCTTCTCAGCGGCAGCCCGTCGGTCGGCTTCCGAAGAAGTGGACACAGCGTCGAGTCGCTTCTCTAGTGAGGAGAGGTGGGCCAGCAACGGACGCATGATGTCCGGGTAGTCTTCGGCCAACTGTTCCAGTGTGGCCGCAGTCTGCTGGGTATCCGACGGTCTCTCCTTGAGAGCGTCTTCCAACGCTTTGACGCGAGACGTGAGTTCTCCGCGTTCCTTGCGGAGTTCCGCCGCTTCTTGACTCGCCTTGGTCATCTTGGACTGGAGGTTCTTGTACCTCCCTTCCCAGCGAGCGTTCAGCGTCTCGACATCGTTGTCGGCCTCGGGCGCACCGCCCTTGTCCGACCCGCCCTTGACATCAGGACCACCGGTATCCGAGGGGTCGCTCGGGGCGGCGTTCGGAGAAGCGTTCAGCGGAGTCCTTGTTGGGTCCGCCGGAGCCTGTGCGTTACCAGGGTCTGGCGGGGACATCGACTTGCGCTGCGCTTCTTCGAGGTCCTGAATCTCCTTCTCCAACGCTTTGAGGGCGTCTGCCTTCATCTTGATTGCCTCCCCGGGCTGCTGTCAAGCAGGTGTCCGGTTTTGTTTCTCCTATCCGCCGTGACGTTCGTCCCGCCTCGGGTCCAACACGGCTTGCGCCGTATCCTCAAGAGAAAGGTCGAACCGCAACTCCGCGGCTCGGCCTTGCTCAAACTTGTAGTTGTCCGTTGTTTCCAAGGCCGTTCGGCACTTCTCCAGGCGGCTGGACTTGAGCCGGGACAAGACTTTCCACGCCGGCAGGCGCGACAGTTCCAGGACCGCCAACGCCTCCTCCTTGGTTAGGTGCGCCATTCATCACTCCTTGGGCTTGTGCAGCCATCATCTTCTTCATCGAGGGGGCGATGACCACTCGGTCAGCATCCAGTTCCATCGACTTGGCGGCATCCTTCAGGATGACAGGGATGTCGACCATCGGGGCCAGAATCGGGTTCGAGACGAGCGAGAGGAACTGGAGGATGCGCTGGCTCTGGACTTCCTTCTGGATGAGGGCCGTCGAGCCACGAGCATGGACCTTGAGGTCGCCCTTGATGGTCGGGTCGTCGTTGAACTCCATGTTCCAGTCGTAGAGGGCCGTCACGGACGGCTCGATGAGGAACTGGTCGATGTTCTTCACCACCGACTTCAGGTTGACGTTGGCCGCGCCCATCAGCATCGACATGCCGGTGGCGGTCGCGTTCAGGCTGTTGGTCTGCTGGCCGTGGGTGTACGACGGCAGCGAGGTCGTCTCGTCGGCGAACCGGCGGAACAACTCGATGACCGACCCCAGTACTGCCGTGTTGTTCTGCGGCTGGTAGAACCGCACCATCGGCTGCTGGGCATCACCACCCTCGCGCAGCCAGACCCGCCAGGGGTACATCTTCGTCGGGTCCTCGCCGGCCGCCAGGAGGTCGGTGTTGACCTCAACCTGCGGCCCGGACGAGATGGCCATGTTGTCGATGAACACGCGGACGCCGGCGTTCATCGTCATCTGCGAGTCGCGCATCATGCGCGGGACGCCGGTGCCCCAGATGCTGTGCGGCGACCGCTCGTACGGGACCAACTTGTAGGGGATGGTGTACTTCGGCAGCGGATTCAACTGCGCCTTCAGCACCTTAGACCCGCACAGCCAGACGTTCGCCTGGAACTCCCGGGTGAGGTCTTCGTCCTTGATTTTGAGGCCGCAGTCGCGGAGGTCCTGGCCGTCCACCGGACCCCACCACTCCAACACCTCGTAGCGGAGCGGAGTGAACGAGGTCGTGTTGACCCGTCCAGCGATGCTACGGCGGTCGCGGTCCTGCTGCTGCTCGGTGTACATGCCCGTTCCGGGGACGAGCAACAGTTCGTCGATGACCTCGGGGTTGAAGCCGGGGACGTCGCGCAACGAGCGGAACTGCGACTTGGTGAGGACATGGCGGCGGAAGATGCCGTCGCAGTCCTCCATCGTGGTGCAGTAGGGGTCCGGGTAGAGGTCGAACACGGTGACGCTCTGCATCTCCGGGTACGCCTTCTCCATGTAGACCAAGGCGGAAACGCCCTGCGGGTCAACGGTCCAGTGCGCATCGCGGCACATCCGCACCGTGCCGATTTTGATAGCGCCTGTGCCAAGCATGCACATCTCCAGGATGGCTTCCTTGGCGTGCCGCTCGAAGTCGCCCTCGACCATCTGGTCGTCGATGATGCGCTTCATCCGCTCGGCGCGCTGCTTCGCCTCGTCGATGAACGCAGTCTTGATTTCGTTCATCCGCTCGGCAACGAGCAGCGGGTCGTTGGCGGCCTGAAGACCGCCGTTCTCCAGAATCTCCCTGACAGCCTTCTCCGTGATGAACTCAGCCAGCCCGGGCATCTCGGGCATCGGAGTCGGCTGGATGTCGTAGGGGGTTTGTCCTGGCTGGAACAGAAGGTCGATGAGGCGCGAGTACGCAGCCATGACCTTCGTGCGGGTGAGGCCGATGTAGACCTCTGACTTGGATGCGCCGTTCGACCGAATGCGGCTCAGCACATCTTGTTCGTACTGCGAGTTGAACTGTCTCAGGTCCTTCAGCCACTCGTCCTCGATGTCCTGGCGCGCCTGCTTCCATTCCTGAAAGCGCATCGCCAACTTGTTCCCAAGGGCGAGTATCGGAGTGGATGTGACGTCTGCGCCGCCAGCGGCGGCTCGCTCGACAATCTCTCCACCATCAACCTTGGCCAGCGGAATCACCTTCGGGAGGGTCGGGATTTCCGGCGTCTTGGGCGTGTCAGGGTTGTTCATCAGTACCCCACGGTGGCATCACCTGGCTCGTAGACCTTCCCCGCCCAGGACGATTTCTCCGGCCTGTGGCGAGGCATCGTGTTCAGTCCGAACAGCGCGATGGCAAGCGCCATCACCCTATCGTCGAACCGCCCGTTCATGGCGTTGGTACGTCCCTTGGAGTCCACCATGTAGGTCCTCAGTTCCCTGACCGTCTCGATGTCGAACACACCGAGTTGTCCTTGTCTCACCAGCGCCGCCAAGTTGTCGATGACCAGTGGCTTCGTCTTCGTCGTCGTCAGCCAACCTGCTCTCTTGGTCAACTTGTCAGCGTAGGCGTTGTCGACCGTTTGTTCGACGTACATGTTGGCGTAGCCCAACTCCTGCAACCGTCGAATCGTTGTGAGACCGTGGTTGTTCCTCTCCACCAGCAACCACGCCTTTCGGTAGTAGTTGCACAGGGCGCGCAGGATGTCGCCCATCATGTACGGGTCTTCGTGGCCATGCCACGACGCAACCTGAAGACCCCGGCTGTTCAACACCTGCGCGCAGGTGAAATCGCCGTGTTCAAGGCCCTCGGCTACGTCCACCCCAACGCAGTAGGTCTCGCCTGGGGTGGGCGGAACCCATATGCGCAACCTACCAGAAGGAGCCGGTACAAAGAACCCCTCCGGGCGGATTTCCCCAACCATCGTCGGGGTCCAGCACTCCAGTTCGGCGGCATCAAGGTACTTCTGCTCGACGAACGCTCGACCTGACGTCAAGAACGCCTCTGTCGGGTTCGATGGGTACTCCTGCCGGAACAATTCCTCGCTGCCCAACTCGGTAATCTTCGCGCGGCGCCAAGACAACTGCTCGTCGTCCAGTCCGTACAGCCGAGCCAGCGCCTGCTCCTCCTCCGTCGCTACGAAGTCGGGAGAAACACCCCTCCGGTACGTCTTCAGGTCGAACCAGGGCAGGAAAATCAACTCCCACTCCCCTCTCCCCTCCAGCGCCTCCATGCACCGGTCGTAAAACCACCCGCCGGCGCCGTTCGCCGTCGACTCAAGGATGATTTCGGTCCCAGGACCGTCAACCGACTGAATTAGGCCGGTTACAACCTGCTCTGGGTCAGGGTAGTAGGCCACTTCCGACCCATGCACGAACTGGTTGGTCATCGAACGACCCACCTGACCAGACCGCGCCGTACCTACACGGTACTTCGAGTGAATCCCAGCGAACTTCAGCGTCTTGGACGTCCGGCGTTCCGTCGGCGGACGAAACGCAGGGTGCGGGATGTTGTCGTAGAACCTCTCAGCCATCTCGAAGATGGCGGCGGTCGACTCCTCCAAGTGAGACAGCACGAACGCGTTGGCATGCGTCCTCGAAGTCACCCGCCAGAAGTACCGCGCCTGCGTGTACGTCGAAATTCCCATCTGGCGGGCCTTCAACACCAGCACACGAACCCTCCCGGTCCGCTTCAACTGGTCCTCAATGCGGTCGTGAACCTTCCGCTGCGCCTCGTTCAACTCCAACGGCACCATCTTGCCGCTCTTGTCCGTCACCTTCAGCAAATGACGCGCGTAGTACGGCAAATCTTCGCGGCAACGAGCAATCGCCTCGGCCAGAGCAGGGTCAACTGCGGGCTTCTTCACCACACCTCCGAGCAATTTCGCGCACAGTACTGGGTCCCGACCACCCAAAACAAGGCACTCCCCTCAAAAAGCACCCCCAGGGGTCAGTACATAGCCCTCTCCGTGCATAAACGAGGGCTACTACCCCGTGTTTCGGCTCATTTTCATGCATAAGTTGGGGCAAAATCCCAACTTTTGTGCATAAAAGGGGGGTGGAAGGGTCGAAAAATGGGTTTAGCGTGTGTAAATCTGCCCTCTCTCAGGCCCCGGGTACTAGGCGCACGCCCGCACACCCACCCCCGCGTTATGCGCGTTCCTTCTTCTCGGTCTGGCGGGGCGGGGTCTGCTCCCCCGGCGCAAACCTTGGCTAGGTTTGGTGCGTACCGCTGCCTCAATCCTCGCTTTCCCCCTCGTCTCTGCCGTGTTGGGCGAACAATGTACCAACAAACTGGTGGTTGTGCTGCTCGGGGGCGAACAATCCGAGGTGCTTGGCCAGCAAGTGAAGTGCAGCGACTCTCGCAGCGTCGCTTTCCGCCGTCATTGACTCGGCCTTCAGCCTTCCCAATACGAAGTCCGCTGTTATCGCGGCTTCCGACTCTATCCTCTGTCTTTCCTGCTGTAGCAGCGCCTGAACGTCGGCGCGTTTCAGAAGTTTCCATCCGGTTGTTCCTGCGTTGCGTTCGGCGAAGCCTGCCGCGATAGCGGCCTGCGTCGC